AAGAGATACAAGGCTGACAGCTATGATGATCTTTCTATCTACTGTAAGATGACAAAGAATCTAAGACACAAGGGTATTGCCAAAAAGGATAAATAGTGGTAAAGGTTATTCGTAATAAGAACTGTGAGTGTTCTTTTGTATATACAGAAGAATTTGATAGTGCAGAGATCGCATCAGATCCAAGTGCCAAAGGTGTATTGATTGATGTTAGGATCAGCAGTATTAAAACAGTTTTTACAACGATTAAACAGAAGGAAGATTTAGTTGGACAAACTAAGGATTCGTCTGCAAAAGATGAGAGATCTACAGGAGCTTAGACATCAGAAAGCTCTGGAGTTCTTTCATAAGTATCAAAAGAATCTTAGTGATTCTAAGAGATTGATATTTAAAATTGAGCAGACAAAAGAAAAGATAATGGCTTAAACATTATCTAATTAAAAAACAACGAACAGTTGCAAACGCAACAGAGGGAGAGTCATGACGCCAAGAGAATTCAAAAAGGAAATTAAATTAAGATATACATTTAATAGTTTTGCAAACTTAGATGAAAGAGAAAGAAAGATTTATCGTACAGGTTTTAGAACTGGATATAAATTAGCAAGAGAGTATTTTAAAAACAGTTTTAAATATAAACATACTGTCGTTAAAGAAGTAGTTAAGTATGTAACTATTAATGATGTGGTTGTACCTGAGAATGTTAAAAGCATGCTATCTATTATTGCCAATCAACTTGGAATAGATGTTAATGAAATCTTAACAAAGACTAGAGTTCAGTCGGCTGTTATTGCAAGATCAATTCTTATAAATGTTTTAAGAGATAAATACGCTATGCCATTTACAAAGATTGGAGCTATTCTTGGCAACAAAGATCATACTACTATAATGCACCATGTTAGGATGAAAATTAATAAGGAGCATTTCTGGAAACCAAATCATATTATCTGGAACAGATATGATTATGTTATGAAAAATGTTAAGTAATTACTTTTTAAATCCTGATAACAAACTCTTATAAGACTTCTTAGAAATTGTAGAATCGGATTTAGATCTTGATGTGCCAGCTTCTTTACGTTTGTTAATATTGTAATACAAACCTTTGCGAGCAGTCTTACCTTCTTTTGTTTTATGATATTTAGATTTATCCATATTATATTTCTGTACTATATTTATGTTTGCACTTCTTAGTCTTAAGATAATTAATATACATTTCCATTCTCTTATCAAGTGTAATATCAGCAGGAACATTTTTCTTTAAGTTCTCTTGTCTTGTAGTTTCTGATTGTTCATAACAAGTTGTATGCTGACAAGTTCTATCTGCAAAGATAACAAATGAATCTGTATTAATAACTTCTATGTTGCAAGACTTGCAAGAGCCTACACTCTTTAATATAAATTTTTTCTTAGCCACTAACTTTTTTTATGTCTATTTGCGAAAGCACGAGCTGCTTCTTTAGAACTAAATCCCCAGGCTTTAAGTGCTAGCTTTAATCTTGTTGGCTTACCAGATTTAGAAAGTAATGATCCCTTCATTCCTCCGAACCTCGCAGCAAAGGAAACTCTTCTTGGGTTCGTTCCAGATTTCACAGGAGATTTTAAATTAGAACCCTCTGTACGTTTAAAGAATTTTCTACCAGCCTCATTCAATCCACCGCTAGGATTCTGATACATTTTTTTAACCATTATAATTTCTCTCTGAATGGATTGTAATCATCCTCATTTATCTTAAAGCATTTACACTGTTTTAGTAAAGCACAAAATCCTTTTCTTAACCAAAAAATACATTTGACATTTAACATAAACTATACTCTCCCCTGACCAGCATATTCTTTATATGTCTTATGCTTGTTTACTTTCTTTGTGTGCCTACCTTTTCTCTTCTTAGGTGGTTTACGAATGTGTTTATTTTCTAAGTTTCTTTTTGCCATTTTTAATTTTTACTTTCGCTTTAACTCCTTGCTGTGCAAGCAAAGTTGGTTTCTTTTTAGAATACGCTTGTGCAAACATTGTAGTTATTTCGTTACTCATTTTTTAAATATATCTAGTGTCGGCTTTAACCCATAAATTGCGGAAAATATACCAACGATTAACCATTGATACCAAGTAGGAAACTTACCAAAGTAATCAAAGAATAAATCTAATTTAGATTTGATTAATGGATCATCAGTAAAGATAGCATAAGATAAAAGCATAATAGGAATACATACTATGATTAAAACGAATTCATCTTTCCATCCTTTTTGTTGATCATCATAGACATCTCTTTGATATTCTATTTCACCTTTAGCCATACGTTCATAGTAACGCTTCTCAGCTTCAGATTCTAATAGTTCTGATTGCTTATGGTTCTTATAGATCTCAGCACCAGTTTTAAAAACAGTTGGTAATATGCTCCACCACATTATATTGTACACTTCCTAACTAAGTTAGCCAGCTCTTCGCATCTGCTTGGTGTCTGTCTGTACCAATTTGAATTCAGCATTTCTGCAGCAGCTCTGGTATAATCATATTCATTTAATGCTGCAAACATATTCTTAAACTTTGATACTCCAGTCTTTCCTAATTGAAATACCATCTCAATAATAACTCCTTTAACAAGCATAGGTAATTCTAATGTTCCAACTAATTCTTCCATACCTTGTTTAGCTTTATTGAAATCCTTTTCAAATAATGCTTCTAATATATCTTTGTCATAGATAACACCTTCAACAAAGTCATCTTCTTCTGTAAGTAAATGACCATAGCCTATTGTGGCTTTGCCAAGTGAATCTAAATAAACCTTAGCCAGGAAACCTTCGTGCTTCTTTATTCTTGTTTTAACGTCTTCGTAATTCATTTAACGACTACTTTACCATCTTCATAAACATAAACAATCTTTACGTTTAAAGCCTTTTGTATTTTAGATGGAGATCTATTTATTCTATCGTTCTTTTTGTGTGCGTATTTAGTATCTGACTTTCTATAAGATACAGTCTTAACATCATAGTTAGTATATTCATTTGTCTTAATGTTAAAGACAACAAGATCTATTGGACCAACACCACCTGTAGGTGTGAAGACTAACACATTAGGTTGTGTGCTAAAATAAGATTGAGCTATTAGTTGTGATGTAATTCCCTTACGATGCTTTAAATTCACTGCGATGTAACCCTTGTTGTTTTAGCTTTTGAATTGAAAGAAACCTATGATTGAACCTGCTATACTACCAATGATAACTAGAAATGCTATGACACCTTTACCCATGCTCACATCAGTTCTAAGATCTTTAACCTCAACTGTAAGATCATCTAATCTCTTAATGATTGTATCCATACGTTCTGATGAATACTTTTCATAAGATGATAATCTTATAGCAGTAGCAGATACTGTCTTGTGTTTCTTTCTCATGCAACCACTACTAATGGTGTCTGTGGATAAAGTCAATTATAAGATGTAATTATGTGGATTGCTCTTTAGTTTCTTTGCAATCAAAATGAAAGGATGGTTTAACTTTATCAAACTGATCTATTGGGAATAGCTTATTCTGTTCTGCTATAAACTCATAGCCAGCTATGGTGCATTCTCTAAAGGTATTAAACTTCTTACCTGTACTCATTGTGTCTAAGCAGTTGCCATTAACCATTGAGCAAACAGTAAACACTAATAAAAAATTCATTAAAGTTATTTACACTAAATTGTGGATAAGTAAATAAGGGTAGTTTAATCGCTACCCTTATCGTATAGACTAGTCTTTGTCTTCTTCTAGATCTAAGTCTTCGTCATCAAGATCATCTTCGTATGATACATAATTATCATCTGGATCTAGTTTTAGTTGGAGATCGTCTAATAAATCTTTGATCTCGTATATCAACTCTTCGGCTGACTTTTTCTTTTTAGCCATATCAAACTCCTATAGTTAGTTTGGCATGTGCGAGATAAAGTTAATTGAATAATAAGTAAATAAAATTATTTTTTATAACTTATTGTTTTATAACTATTATTTATTTATTTTTTATATAATTTTTCTACTGTATC